GTAGCGTCTCGTGGGCTCGGAGATGTGTATAAGAGACAGTTCTATAAGTAGTGACTACTATACCATTACCAATTCAAGGGTATTGCTTTCGTAGTAGCTCATTCCGGCATCATCCAGCTCCCCTACTGTTACGTAAGATATCTGAGCAATATCACCAGGTATATATCCTGCTCCGGATGTCAGGGTGATGGTCCACGTCTTAGTGACATCATCATACGCTATACTGGTAATAGCAATAGCTACACCTGTACGCTTGTTATTGACACGGTAGAGCAGATGACTTTCAAGCAATGAACCAAACAGATCACCAATGTTTACGCCACCGATTACTGTTTTCGCACGTAGCGTTACAATGTTCTCACCTGTGAAATCTCCCTGCAGTTCCACATCATAGATGCTGTACTGCTTACCGAACGATAGCATATCACGGCCGCAATCTATAACGAATAGCTCTTCATTCAGCTCAGATATCTTTGCATACTCCTGAGAGATAATGAACTTAGGCTCTTCCGTATAGTTCGGAGCTTTCATCGGATAGACGAACAGATTATCCAGCTCTGCACCTTGGAATCCAAATGTACCTTCACCTACATAATTCGCTCCCTCTATCTGTTTGCCGGTGATACGTACCACCTTATACTGGTCCTGCTTACCGCTGAAAGTACGGATAGCGTTATTATACCCCAGACCACCATTATCATACGTGTACTCATGGATATAACGGCCCTCATTGACCATCTTCTGACCACCATATCCAAACTTCTGAGCTGCTGGAGCTTCGCTCTTATCGTCAAACCCGATGAACGTCCCTACAAAGTAGATCCTTTCCAGAGGGTTGTTATTGATAAGTCCGGTTCTCAATGCTGCCAGAATATTAGCTACTATCTCAGCATCCGATTGTAACGGAGTGATAGGCACTTTCCAGTTGAATGGTACAAGAAACTCACCCCTTGTAAGTCCTGGCATGAAAGTGCATCCCTGTCTGCCGGTGTTACGCCTGTCAGTCCAACAAGCTAACCCTAAAATGTTTTCCATTATTGTTAATTGAAATTGTTACGAATATTGTTTTTGCTTAGTCTGTTATTGATGGTCAGGCTATAACCATATGCTTTTGTGCTCAGGAGGTCAATATTTCCCCCAAACAGTGACCTTTGGTGTTACCACCTCAGTAGTATCTGTAAAGTGCGCTATTCGCCCATAACTGAACGGGAATCGGGGTACATACCATACTCCTGCTGCTGATGTTGTTCCTGTAAAGGAGAATACACTATCGCATGCACCTGCAATGGTGGTAGTATTCCCTCTTACGGTGAACCATTTACCTCCATTGGCAGTATCTGAGCACCCCTGCAGCTTACCGGTACCTCGCACATACCCAGATGTCTTAACAATACTATCCGCTATCAGCAGATCACTGGCAGTCTGTACAAAAAAGTACGTGAATGTCGTATCTGTGTTAGTGTGGATAGCCGGTGTCTGACCGGATAACGAGGTAGTTGTACCACCTGTTACATAGTTGGCAGTCACATTCCTGTACTGCTTGGCCGCTTGGCTTACTTTTGTCTGGGCGATCGTTGTCGCTCCTACCGTACATAGCATCACAGCTATGAGATTCATGATCTTTTTCATTAGTTGCACTCTTTTTGTGATTGTAATGTGATTGATAAATTGTTGATTAGAATTGTGTCCACAGGTGTTGCTAGTATATTGCCCTCTGCATCTTGAAACCCACCTACTCCCCAGTATGGTTTGTCTTCCTTAGTGTGCCGTATGCCCTTGTCTCCGTTCTCTATTACAAAGTAGAAGCTCTCGGCTATCTTACGTCTAAGGCTCTCATATATCGGGTAAAGAATGGGTTCAAATGTCCGTTTGTATCGCTCATCCCACTTATAACCGGGTTCGGTCTTCATGCAGATGGCTATCTGTACGTTTATTTTACCCCTGTAATTCCCCTGTCCATGCTCTTCCGGCTGCTGTATCAGTATCACCATAGGGTATATCTTGCTGAATCCGTCTTCACTTCCATCCATCTGCTTCACCGTTTCTATCACCTCACGGAGATATGCCGGCTGATAATTGATGTCTGTAATGGTAGATGCGGTTATCTCTGGGTCTCCCTCCGGCTTCAGTGCATTCCTTACGGCTATGTCATTGGCCTGTATGGTTGATAGTATCTCTGCTTTTACATTTGCCACTATTTCCTGAAATATTCTTACTACAGGTTTCATGATCATATCCAGCTCGTTTTTTTGATGCGTTCAGCAAAATGATAATCAAACTCAGGGTATACCGACAATCCGCTTTCGTCCTTACTTTTCAGCAATAACTGTAGGGTATCGGTCATTTCAGAGCAGGTATTCCATGCTTCATAGAGCTTTATACTTGGGTCCACTGCTGTGGCATTGTTACTCTTAGCACCCACTTCACCCACTCCGGTGCTGAAGCTCTGCTGTGCTCTCTGGTAGAAGAAAAATACATAATTAGCTATCGGACTGATCTTCTCAGTGTTACTAAAGCCTATCCACTTACGCAAACGACCAGTAGTATCTCTGAAATCTACACCATCCCTGATATCTTTCCACCGCTGTTCAGGATCGTTCACGGCAATCGCATCTTTAAAGGTCTTATAGCACTCGTAGCCCATGACCAGCTCTAAGTATTGCGGCTCCCTGACAGCTATTACCTTGTCAAGCATCTGCACTACATTGCTATCACCTCTACCTGCAATGACTAACTCCCCCTTAAAAAAATCAATTGTCGTGAACATTTCCTGTCAGTTGTGGATTGTACTTACTTCTTTCCTTTGGTGGCAGTCTCTTCTGCCGGAGCATCTTTCGGATTCTTGTACTTAGCGAAACCGCCATCTACAAGATTCTTTGCGCGCAATGGGTGTACTGGGTATTCCTTACCCGGTTTCATGTGCTGCTTTGCTTTGTTCTCATCATTCAGTTTCTCTGCAATGATGATCACCTTTTCTTTGCCTTTGATAAGCTGAACGTTTTTATCGTTTGCCATTTTGATTAATATTAAAGTGAAAAATGTTGTTTATAATAGCCGGTATGACTACTGCCATACCGGCATATTATTTCGTTATTCAGGTCCTACTATACTGTAGGTGCTTCCAATGATGCCTTAACAGTGTCAAAGCTGTCATAGATGATAGCGGCTTCATCCACTGCACTTACGTACATGTGCAAACGTGCTTCTACCAGGAAGGTTACGCGGTTCTTCTTGAAGTCATCATCGCTATAACCTACACGAACTGTTACATCCATCAGGCTACGTACTTTGATCTTGCTCATATCTGCCATCAGAAAGTGGTCAGGAGCGATCTGGTTCTTTGCGATCATTGGCAAACCATCAATATTGGTTACAGCAGCATCAGCAGCCGGCATGATCAGGTAGCGGCCTTGCTCATCCTTCATAGTCCGCAATTTGTAGCGTGTAGTAGGATGCACCGCAATAAGGTTAGGCATGTAGTTGAGGGTAGTCAACTGTGTATGCGCTGCCAATAATGCATCATACTCATTCGCTCTTTCAGTACTGTCGTCCAGTGAAGGAAGAGAATAACCGGTAGCATGAGCAAGAATACCCAGAAGATTAGCACCTGTACCATCTCCATTGATGATACCATCTTCCATGATCAACATCAGGTTCTCTACACCTTCCTTTCTGATCTCAGATTCCATGAATGGGATATCTGATAACATTTCCTCACTGATATTGAAACTGGTAGCGATCTTCTTCGCCTGACTAGTTTCGCTGTCAATTTCAAAGTCACTCAATGGCTTTACAACTCCTTCTGCGATAAATGCGGTTCCATTCTCACGGTTGATCTTGTTAAACCATACGATAAGCGAACTGCTCGTACTACCGGTATCACAGAAATCCAAAATGAATGGCTGATTACGCGGAGCAGCATTCAGACCCTGTACGATCTGTGGATTAGGCATATATGGCTGAGCAGCACCTGTAATATTTGTACCCTCACCCATGATAGATGCAGCCTTGAAAGAGAACTCAGCTCCCTGCTTAGCATTACCCTTCACAGCGGCTATAGCTGCCTTATTTTCTGTCAGTGCTTTCTTTAAGGCCATGGAGAACGGAAGCACATCCATGCTCTCAAATCCAGCATCCTTCATCTTCTGTATCTCTACCGCTTGCTTCTTTACAGATTCCTGCATTTCCTTGAATGAGTTCATCTGCTCTTCATTCAGGCCCTTGCCGAATTCCTTCATCTTTTCCTCCAGTGCTTCCGGAGTAAGCAGATCTTTTGCAAACTCCTTAAGCATAGTGTCAGATGCTTCTGCAAAAGCTTTGGTGTTATCGTCAAGTCCATCCCATGACTTATTCTTTTTCATTGTGGCCACCATCCCGATGAAGGCAAATGATGTCGCACCTGCAGCCTTACTATGAGTAAGACCCATTACACCCAATAAAGCCAGACCCATCACTATGGCTTTGGTGTTTCTTCTGATCTTCAATACCAGCTTTCTCATTTTTATTAATTGTTTTTTAATGCGTTTGTTAATGATTTGAAGTCAACCGATGCTTTATGCGGCTCATCATCTTTATTGAGTGGTTTACCCGGCTCTATGCTGCTGAGTGCTATATGTTTGCTTATCAATTGGCGTATTTTTATCTGGTCCTCATACGGAAGGGTCTTCAGCACTCTTTCTGTAGCTCTGTTCAAGCTATTGCGCTCACTTTCTATATTCAGATGCTTCATTCCCTCAAATCCCGTTTCTTCATTGCAACCCAAAGACACTACCGATATCTCAAACAGATTGATCTCCTTTACTATGAATGCACCCAGATTACCATCCCACTCACAGTTTGCCCATACATACTGATATCCTATAGAGAATTGATTCAGTGTACCACTTTTCAGCTGCTCCAGGCATCTGTCACCTTCCGGTATCTTATCTACCTCTGCTTCAAAGTACAGGCCTTTATCATCCTCTACCAGTTTTGTGATTTTTCCCAGTGGTTCATCACAGTCATGCATCCATAGGAAGATGATCTTTCTGTTAGTACCCGATTGCGGACCTCGCTCCTGTATGCTCTTGCTGCAACATCCTTTCACCAGCATATCATTGGCATCATCAATATTGCCCCAGATAGCGGCATATCCGCTGATAGTACGGCTATCACCATTCACCTTCAGTTGCATGTCCGCAAATGACTTATATCTTATCGGACTGGTGCTTTCCTGCTTTTTCTTGTTGAGTACCATTGTTATGTGCTTTTTGAATTGCTTGCTTTTTTTGCTCTGGTGCTACCTGCTTATTAGCTGGTAATGCACTCATCTTTTTATTGTTGGGTATTTGTAACATCTGTATTTCCTGCCCCTGACTGGTGGCTTGCTCCCTTACTTAGCTTTATGATCGTCTCCACAGTTACCAGCTCTTCAGGGGTCATATCATAGAGCAGCTTATCATACATGCCATTCTTTACCGGTTCCATCTTGCTATTCCTTCTCCAGTCATTGAGGGTAATGATACCGTTGCTGAACTTTACCCGGTTGGTCTCATTATTCCTCCACTCTACATCTGCTTTCTCCTTTGCGTTCTCCTGCAATATGGCTATATGGTCAAATATTGGCTCTAGGTAGAATCCATTCTCATCCAGTTTCAGGAAGGTTGTCAGGCTCTTCGCTATACTATGCGCCCATGGTATCACCGTATTATTGAATAATCCCTTTTCAGCGGCATTCTGATTATCATAGGTTGCCGGCTGTCTGCTGGGCATCAATTCCCTTGGCACTTTATATACAGAGAAGATACTGGCTGCATCTGCTTCTGTCTCTTCAAATGGCATCAGCTCTGCTATGTTTGCACCTATCTTCTCATATCTTACCGGTGATGCAGTGATACCTATAGGTCGTTGACCATCTTTTAAGCCATGACGATCATAGTAGTCATTATACAGAGCTTTCTTCTCATCGGGGTTCAATGGTCGCTTTCCGGTAGCATCTGATTTCTCACTTACCAACATCCCCAATGCTCCACCTGTCTCATAAACATTCTTCCTGGCACTATATACCAGTTTCAAATTGGTAATATTCTTTGATGCACTTTTCAGTGGACTCATTCCCCTCAGCCTATAGTCATAAGTTTTCAGACTGGCATTCTTAGTATGGAGTATCTTATCAGGTGTGATATTGACTACACCATTACCATTAGCTACATTATAGTACCTGATCACATCCGATATATTGGTAGCACTCAGCAGCTTTAATATGCCCTGTGTCTGTATGGTTACCAGATCAGCAGCCAGATTCTGTAGTGTGGAGATATTCCGGTAGTTCATCTGCAATGTATCCGGGCAATTGGCATACAGGAAGTTATTCCCTGTCACATCCTGATACACACACATTTCATAGATAAGCTCCTGCCAGTTCTGGAATGGGTTCGGATGAGTAATTAATCTGTTGATCTCCTTATTATCTGTTACTATAGAGTTATCAGATAACTTCTTTACTACCCACTTCGCCTGAGCTACCCTACTGGCCCTATGGTTAATAGGTGCAAATACCTCAGCGGTGTTATGGAATAGATTGATAAGTTCAGATTCTGTAAACTCTCCCCAGTTCACTCCTTTGAAGAGATTACCCATCAATTCAATAAAGAAATTACCGCTGGCAGTAGTGACTGTTTCACCTGAAACATCCATACCCTTTTTTACCCAGTTAGCTACTATTTTCTGTATTGCTCCCATTGCAAAACAAAAGTCATGCATGTAGCTATTATTATAAAATAACTATATTCACCGTACACCCTTATGCTATTAACGCCATAGGTGTTCAAAGTTGGTCAGGAAGTAATCAGCCATTCCTGCCAGACTATCCGGAGCATCATCATGTGCATTGGTACCATTGCCGGATTGTACCCTGTAGTATGAGGTGAGATTCTTGATGAACTTCCGGTAGTCATCACTATAGGTTTCCCAGTCTTCCCTGAAGACAAAGTAATTCTTAATGAATGCGGCCTGAGCCAATATGCGTGTATATTTATTCCTGCTCTGGTTATAGATATTGAAGTCATTATATACCCCTCTATCCTCCAGCCTGTTCCTTACAGTGCTGCCAAAATGAAACCATCCTCCATTAGCTTCAAATCGTACAGCAGTAGCTTTATTGCTGATCACCTTTTCAAGCAATGCCACTTCATTGATATCCGTACCCTCATTGTTATAGATAACATCATCTATATAGATGTATTTGCCTACCAGTTTACCGAATGGTGCGCTCAGATCATCTCCACCTCTATCAGCAGGATCTACCTGGCACATAGAATGTTCTATCTTATCCTTGATATTGCTCTTGCTCTCATTATAGGTAAAGTTCAGACTACTGATAGGGAATAGCAATCCTTTCTTTTCCGTTGGTCGCTGCATATATTCAGCTTCCCATATGTACTGGTCAATGTTCCGCTTTACCTTTCTATACTCTTCAGTGGTCTTTACATTCTCGCAAAAGCTATTATCATTATCATCCAGTGCAGCTATCTCTACCTTTATGCTGATGTTCCCTTCTTCCAGTGCCTTACCTATTACGTCTTTAGTGGTCCATCTGGTACCAATGAACAATTCAGGACAATTCTTCTCCTTACGGCTATCATGCGCACTCTCTTTCCACCTTATCACCCCCTCATTATAGTTCTCATTCAGGGCATCATCCAGATCGCGATAAAGGTCATCCGTTACGGCAAGGTTAGCACCAAAGCCAATGATCGTACCTCCGGTACCTGCACCAAAGTAAGAAACCTGCTTAGCTGTGGTTAGATTCCATCCCTGCAGATTCTGCTTATCGCTTGACAATGCTATTTTAGGGAATACTGCTCTATATCTGGAAGACCTGATGATCTTACGGATATCATAGCTGAACTTTTTATACAAAGAAGAGGTACACGTATTACGCATTACCGATACAGTCGGGAATTTCCCCAACCACCATGCGCAAAAGAGAGAGGTAATGTAAGACTTCCCGGCTCTGGGGGGCATAGATATAGCTGCTGTTATCGCTATCCCCTCACTATACTTAGTATATACCTGCTGAAAGGCATCTGCTACCTTCTGCAAAAAAGGTCGCTCAGAAAAGAATTGATTATCATAGTACAAACAGAACTCCCAGAACTCATATACAGATAGTGCCCTGTTGATCTCTTCATCAATATCAGCTATTACTATCTGTTTTTTTGCCATACTTCAGTTCTTTTAGCTCTTCAAGTGTCAGATGCCCAAGATCACTACCTGTTTGTATAGGCTCTCCCCCACTGGTAAGGTCAGTATCTACCCTATCCTTCCATCCCATATTCTTTAATGCGAATATTGCCCCTGTCGGAGACCCTGAGTGCAGATTCACTTCATATCCATGCTCTACTCTCGTCTTAGCTTTTTCAACTATGTAAGAATACTTTTCTTTTTGGGCATAGTCATATAGGCTCTGTCTGCTGGAGAAGCCTAGAAATAAGGCTAATCCTGTCACTGTAGGAGGTTCGGCAGGACGTACGCACTCTGTGTACGTTTTAGTCGTTGGTTTGCCTGTTTTATAGCTTAATATCGGTGACTGTTTATATTCTCCCTGTATATATACGAAATATTCATCCACTGCTTTTTGGAGAGCATTTGGAGTTTTGTAAATAGGAGGTTTGCCACCATTATTACCTACACTGTATTTATGTCCTTTTGGTGCTGGCATAGACCAAAATTACCTCACTCACGTATCGAATATCAAAATACTATATTCACACTACGACAATAAGCACAAAAAAAGCAGCTATAATGGCTGCTTTTCGATAATATAGATATGCTATCTGGCATACATCCTGCTTTTCTGCTCATAATCACACTTATTGATGATGATATATGTTTTGTCATTCACTTTCAGATGCATCTGTGTATCCGGGTTGAACTGTTTGATGACGATAGGCTTTTCTACCTTTGGCAGTTTCACTGGTCTCAGTATGCGTTCTTTCTTCTTTATCTCCTTCGGTGGCTTCATCTTCACTATTTTGTGGTTAGGTACTGTTTTTGGCTTCTTTTCCTTTATAGGGTATATTCTTTTCGGCTTACCGAATACATGGCCCTGTTGCCGGTAGTAATAGATCATAGCATTCAGGTCACACTCCTTAGTACCTATGATATCAGCTACCTGCTTTCGGGTATGAGTATTACATAACTCCTTTACCCGATCTACAGTTGCTATATCATATCTGGGTCCGTTCCCTATCCGGCAAGCATTACTACAGTACTTACCATGTCCTTTATCATGCTTTACCTTAGTTACTTGGAATATCTTCCCACAGGAGGGATTCCCACAGGTACAGTTCACTCTTTGTGCGGTAGGTGGCATATTATGTAGTTTTATCAGTTACCACTTCAAATTCACCACGGCCATTCTTATCGAAGTATTGCTGAAATGATACCATTACACAGAATCTTTCAGGTATTACAAACCATGGCACACCAAAGTCATCATAACAGGCAGTATAGGGCTCATTACAGAAAGGCTCATTTTTCAGCATTACTTTGCTATCCTCAAAGATTTGCTTATCATCACGCTCATACATTAGTGAACCTACACTTACTTCATCTACAGTCAATTTATCCATTTCTGTATCTGATACACTAACACATATTTCATGCTCTCCTGAAGACCAAATTAATAAGCTCCCTATTACCCATTGTCCTCCAGTATAGGTATTCGTACAAGTAGAAGGTGCATAGATAACTTTCCCTCTGAATAACTTCTTCATATCATCTTTTTTATATCGTTATCAAAATCTTTGTAATTGGTGGCAGTGTAGCGGAGTACTCTCCATCCTTCGGTAGTTGCCAGGTTATACTTCACACTGTCACGAGTATAGCCTGAGAAGGTAGTATGTCTGCTTTTCCCTGAGAATATCCCCTCATACTCTATGCTGATCTTCTTATCCTCTATGGCTATGTCAAATCTGAACATCCTCACTTCATGGAATCTCAGTTCAGTTACATAGGGAATCCCCATAGTAGTGAGTACTGATTTGATATAGGCAAGTCCTTTGGGGTCTGAGTCCGCTGCTTTCTTGGCTGCTTTCTTCTTCTTTGGAGCTTTCTCTTTGACTACATCGGTCAATAGGCGCTTATTCAGCTCCTTGGTAGCCGGTGACATACATTTCTGTAATTCCTGTAGGCTTATTCCTTTTCTGGCCATCACTCTCTAAAAGTTATATATGTGAGGTTATCCCTTGTTACTACAGATCCCTCCTGTTTCCCTCCACTTCCCATTATGGGTATGGTACAACTAGCATCTCTGTAGTGCAGCAGAAGTAGCGGTCGTTTGCCGGCATCTTCCAGACTACTGCATTTCGGTTGTAGGTCATAATCCATCAGTCCAAACAGATCATCTCGTATTTTGTAAATTACTTTCATGAACACCAATTTTTGCATCTTGGGAATAATAGCACCGGTACCTGAAAACGGATATTGCGGACATTCCATGTCTTCGTATATACCTGAATCTTATCCCACCTCGGTTCATACTTGAATGCTTTTAGCCTAGCGATTACTATCCTATTCTTTTTCATCAGTTTACCTGTTTGTTTTCATCCAGTGTATAAATTGCAATCGGAGGAAGTTGTTGGCCTAATATCTTTACCCATATAGGCTCACCTCGCTGTATAGCCTGAATGTCCTCGTAGCTAGGTTGCCAACATTCTAAAAAATAGGGGAATCCGCTTTCATCTACGGATTTATATACTCGTATCCCCATGCATTCCTCATCGGTCATATCCTTAGGCTTCCCAATGGTAATATTTGCGCCTTTAAAATCTACTGGTATCATAT